AGGGGTTTCCCTGGGGCACTTCTGTTTCGATATGAAAATTAACGTCTTTCTGACGTATTGCGCATTTATGCTAGTTACTGCAGGTTCAAGAAACACTGCAGGATATAGCTTATTTGCGTAATTCGAAATCTCCGCTTTGGTACAGGATAGTACCGTCCTACCTTTCGTTAAGAATCCAAACGACGGTGTAACTACTTAGTAGGAATCCGTGTCTTTCAGGAAAGAAAGGAAACACAACCCTTTGATCGGGTATAAACGGTTGATCAACATCTTTTGGAAATTTATGTGTAATAAATTTACCGCTTTTGCTGCGCTTTGTTCTTTTAAGCGCGCGTCATTTGACGCATTATGGTTGGCACCTGGTATCCGGATGGATTGGAAATCCAATTCTCGATACTTTTAGCATTTGGAAGTGCTACATGCTTTTATCACGAAACTACTGTTTTAGTGAGACGTTCTAACAGGAGGCCCGTCTTGCAGGGCTGCGCTTAACGGCTCAGGGGGGCAACCCCCTGAAATCCTCAATAGATTTACCCGGTTGTCCGGCCGGGAGTACAAGTAATGTGTGCTGAGATTGGCAATCTAGGAAGGCACATTAGCTAAAACATAGTGGACGATACAAGATCCTTTTAGGAGCTCTTTTGGATATTATAAGCAGCGTTTGGGGATTACAAAAACCCTGGTGTTCACGCACCGTAAGACTTATTATTGAATTTAGAGCGATTTCTTGGACTAGTTATTTCCATTTGTGGATCGTATTTTGAATATCCACCCCCTTTTCACTTTATAACCATGACAAACTTTTCAGAGATGGCAAGCACACACGGAACAGGTTATGAGGTAATGCAGTTTTGCCAAAGGGCTGCACCCTTACAATACAAACAAAAGGTTTTCACATCCCCGACTCAAGGAGAGTCTGGTGTTCGAAGACGGGCTTTACTGCCTGCTGTGACGTTGGAAGAAGAAACTATAGATGAGGTTCCGCAATATTTGGATGCGGACAACACCGTGACTAGCTTCACGCAACACACAGACTCCAGTTCTATCTGTGAGAGTCCACCCCATGTGGCACAGCACTTAATGCTACACAAACAATACCCTTCAGATGAGTACAGCGATCTTAGTACTCTATCTTGTGAAGAAGAATATCCTTTTCGCGCGAACGAAAAGGAAATTGCTCGACAGAAACACACAAAAAGGAGTGAAATACATAGTGAGTTATCACTTCAATATCGTCTTGAGCGTTCGAAGAAACAATGGACCAAGAGTATAAGACGCAAGTTTGCCCGCAAGGTCATGCATCCACAGTCTGGAGTTGAACCTTTGCTATCCAATTTGCATCCCATGGCCCAGAAGTGTCTTAACAAACTCGACATTATTGTTGCTCAATTGTACATCGTATCTCGTCTTGGCGACGATTTGCCTGCACGCATAGTTGCGATACATTCACTTGTAAGAGCTCTTTTTCCCCTTGAAACTGATTTGTCACACGTTTACAGCCTTTTCTCAAACATCGTTACTCCCATAGTCCCCCAAGCTGGTTCAACCAGCTGGGCGAATTCTTTGCGAGAAATTTTGGTCGATTGGAAGTTGTTCAAATCTCATCCCCTTGGATCGAGCTTCTCAACATTGTTGAGTGCTTGCGCCTTACTCGGGATCATTGGACCTGGCAAATTCAAGTTCTCAATTGGTGATTTGGAATTGTTTTCTAAGTCGATACACAAAAAACACGTTTCTGCTGTTGACGTTTTCGATGCGCTTATGGAAACTATCATTTACTTCTTTGAAGTTGGCCATGCCATACTTACGACTCGTTCGCTCAGTCCTTTGCTTTTTGCTACTGACCGGGCTGATGAATTGGCCAAGGAAGTTTCATTTCTCAAAGCAAATGCGGCTTTTGCCAGTAATGGCACTTTGCCTACCATTGATCCCACGTGCAGCATCAACGATTATTCTGAACGACTGCGCGATTGTTTGGAACGAGTTTCCGAATCAATCACCACTTTGGAAAAAGGCTCGTATGAACGCTATCTCTTAGTTCGCAAACGAGAGGAGCTTGAGTCAATTCAGTCAAAATTCCTTGCGTCACAAGCGGCTAGCTGTCAAAGGCTCCGCCCTTACGCAGGAATGGTGTGCGCTTCTAGTGGCGTTGGAAAGACAACATTTGTTCGCGATTCAGTTGTGTACATGTTGGCCGCTAACGGGTTCGAGTCGGATGACAGTAAGATTATCACTGTCAGTGATACAGACAAGTATGATTCTACATTACGCTCAGACGTTGAGGCCATCATCGATGATGATGTTGCCAATCAAAAACCCAAATTTGCTCCTTTTTCAGCCGCAAGTCGCATCATCAACATAGTCAATTCAAAGCCATATGCGGCAAACATGGCCGCAGTTGAGGACAAAGGCAAAGTTTCATGCAATGCGAAAATATATTTTGCTAGCACCAATCACGCTTGTTTGGATGCATATGAGACCTCCAATTGTCCATCATCGGTTCTTTGTCGCTTTCAGATTGCAGTTACTCTCACCGTCAAACGGGAGTTTTGTTCTGAGGGTGATGTTGGTCTTGACGGCATGCAACTTGACTCTCGCAAGGTTTTCGAGAAGTTACATACTGAGGAATGCGATTTTGAACCGCATCATCTTGACGTTTGGAACATTACTGTCAAGCGCCCTTTCGTTGTCGCTAGCGCAAGGGATCGTACCGAGAAGATTGGCTACAAAATAGCGACATTTGAAGGAAAAAACATGGAAGACGTTGATTACGCCACTTATTTGCGGTTCATATGTCACGATTCCAAGATGTACTTTGAAAACCAGCGTAGACTGCTTGCACGCAGCTTGGACGTAACCTCACGCATTTCGAAGTGCTCACATGGTATTCCCACGATTGCAACATGTCCTTTATGTTCACACGTCGTGGAGGAGGAAGAGAACAATTCTCTCCCTGGTCTCGAAGACGATGATAGTAGTGAGGACGAAGAAGAAGTTTTCTCTGTCCAATCTGGAGCTTTGATCGGGTCCACTCTCGGGTGGTTTCTTAGATCGTGGTTCAACACGACTTCAAAAAAGATTTACGCCACCTGTTTAGGTGAAGTGCGAGAACTCGAACACGCTTCCACGTGCGTGTTGTTGAGTTTTTGTAAAGATTGGCGCAATAGTGTGTTAAACTCTTGGACCGATTACATCCCAGACAATCTCATCGATACCGTGATAGGTAGATATGTGGTTAAAAGGGCTGTTCGCATCCGGAGCGCACGAACTATCCTCATTGTTCGGCTTGTCCATTTGTTGTATCTGGCAGTTACTGCTAGATATATACAGCAGAGACGACGTTTGTGGATGCTCGCTCCTATTCCTGCTACCGTTGCCGCTCTTTCGTACAAGTGCTTCGTTTGCGCAATCGACCACAACTTCGAGAAGAAATTGCTCGCTCGAAGAGATCTCCTTCAAGAATCGGCTCGAGAGATTCGTGACCAATATTTGAGCCGTGCCATCAAGTTCATCGGCGCTACTGGGCTCATTTATACGACCTTTTGCGTTATGCGCGAATTTTTCAAGGCTGGTCGAGACGTCACAAGTGGTGTTGCATTTGCTCCTTTCGGATTTACTCGAGAAGCTGACACCCCACTCACAGTGAGAGTTTTGGATAGGGAAGCTAGTGTTATCACACAGCACCAAGTTCAAGTTCCCTCCGCTGTTCGTACGTTCGATCGATGCGTTGCGTCGCTTAAGCCTACTTTTGAACCTCATGGCAATTTGATGCCGACTTCTGAAGAGGATATTCTTGCCCGCAATGCTGAAGTGAATCACTACAAGCGAGTCCACGTAGAACCGATGGGTGGTGATGATAGAGTCAAATGTTCAACTATTGATGATATCGTTTCTCGTTTGCACAAACATCAAATTCATTTTTCCGTCGATTTTAAGGATGAGTGGAGAGTGTGCAACGCTCTTATTGTTGCCCCACGAGTTGTCCTTGTTCCTTTGCATATTCTTACACCTACATTGGTGTCAGACCGCACATTGGTGTTTAAGAGTTTCAGGTATCGCGTTATTCGACGTGACCCCAACACTGTAGGGGGTTGCTTCGAAAACAACGCGTTTGCTGTTGACCTTTTCCCGATAGAGAACACTGACTTTTGCCTGATACATCTTCCATCAATTGGTGATGCGCGCAACATGGCCTATTTGTTCCCCGATTCTCCTGGGTTTTCAGGCCCAGTGAGACTAACATACAAGAACAACCAAGGTCAACTTGTCTCATACAGTGCCTCAGTTACTGACATTGGAGATGTTGAGCATGCCGGGTGTGACCGCTTTCGCGGTGGTTTTTCCCATGTTCCATCGGGCACTTTTAATGGGCTATGCATTGCCCCCTACATTTCCATGGGTCGGTCACCATTTATTGTTGGCCTTCACCTTGGTGGGCATCAAGGCGCTACACGGGGTGTATATGGAAGCTTGACCTCCTCACAATTGCAACACAGCATTGGACAGTTAGAAAAGATTGCCCACACCAGTTTCAAAGTCCAGAGTGGGTCTCTACCCATTTCAATCATGGACACAAAAGTGCTCATCTCACCAAGTGTGCATTCGAAGAGTGCGATCAATTTCATGGATGGACCGTGTGATATCAAGGTTTATGGTTCGTGCCCAGGCAAAGCCACATTCAGGCCCACTATCGTCACTTCGATGCTCTCCGATGCAGTCACAACACACTGCGGTGTACCACAGAAGTGGGGAAATCCATGCACACATCCGTGGAAGTTCGAGCGAAAGTTCGTCATGAACGTTGGCGACCCTGCAACCAAAATGGACTCCGACGCTCTAGCATGGGCTGGTCGCGATTGGACTAACCCCATTGTCAGTTGGGCAAAGAATGTGAATCAGAAGTATCACAAGCTTTCTCTCATTGAAGCTGTGAGTGGTCGAGACGGCTCGAGATGGATTGATGCATTAAACAAAACTTCTGCTGTTGGTTTTCCGCTCAGCGGATCCAAGCGAAATTTCCTTGTAGCCCTCGACCCGCTTGAATGGCCTGAATGGAATTGCCCCTACACTCTTGGGCCAGAACTCCTTGAAGAAAGGGAGCGTATTTTGGATTGTTATTCACGCAGCGAACGCGCTTATCCCATTTTTAAGAGTTGCCCAAAGTCCGAAGCTATTGCATTGACCAAAGAGAAGAAGCGACTTTTTCAAGTTGCACCTACGGCGTACCAAACCATTGTGCGCCAGTACTTCCTGGGTGTGGCTGTTTTGTTGTCACAGTGTCCACTATTATCGGAGTGTTCAGTGGGCATCAATTGCGCTTCGCCTGAGTGGGAACAAATGATAGCTAATTTTGAGGTTTTTCCTTCGGATCAGTGCATTGCAGGCGACTATAAGGACTATGACCAAAGAATGAGTCCCGACGTCACACGCGCCGCCTGGACTTGCGTCATAGACATTGCCCGTGCTCTTGGCGCCCCAGAGGGTGATTTGCACATCATGGAATGCATTGTTTCTGACATGGTTTCGCCGGTTCTTGCCATGGAAGGTACCTTATTGCAACTTAACGCTAGTAATCCGAGCGGACAAAATCTCACTGCTCACATGAATTGCGTCATTAATTCATTGTTGTTGCGATGCGTTTGGTTTTTAAATGAGAGAGCACGGGGTACTGTTCCTCGATCATTCCGCGACCATGTTGCTTTGCAAGTGTACGGTGACGACAATTTGGCTACAACAGATGAAACGTCTTTCAGTATGATTACCATATCTGAGACTTTGGGGAAATTTGGCTACGTTTACACCGATGCGCAAAAGTCCGACTCCCTTGTGGCATTCATTCCATTGCACAATGCAGAGTATCTCAAACGAAGTTCGGTTTACCATCCCGTTCTACAATGTCGCGTTGGAGCATTAGTGCAAGATTCAATCTTCAAGAGTCTACATTGCTTTGACGCGAGGTCTAAAGTCTCCAAACACGAACATGCTATTTCTGTCGTGGATGGAGCAGCGTTCGAATTCTTTCTCCATGGTGAGGAAGTATATGAGCGTCGACGCTTGGAACTCATGAAAGTTCTAAGCGATTGTGGCTTGGTCAGCCGCAATCTCGAACTTGACTACGCTACTCGAGCAGCTCTTTGGCTCGAGACACATTCTCCTTTGGATTTGGATACCGCGGCACGGAAACCGCAGGCGGTCCAAGGAAAGACGCACGCATATTCCGAAGGCGGCCGGTTTCGCGCATATGGGTTTATTTCGCGAAGATACCAGAGAACCCGGCAATTGTACTAAAACAAATAGCACGGTCGAGGCTGACTCGACCACATGTGGTTTGGCTCATCTCCTTAATGAGCAAGAGTCGGATGACTCGAAATTCGAACAGCAAAGCGGAATAGAGGCGCTCAATGTGGGTGGTGTCAGCAATAATACCTGGCACCAGACTACACAGTTCGCAGATGGCACTCCAGGCTCTGAGTATGTTGTAGAGTCCACTTTGGGGGCATCGACTATTAGTGGTGATGCCGAGGAGTTAACGTTGTCTCAGTTTTTTGCTAGACCAGTACTCATTTCATCTTTTGAGTGGACCTACGATTCAGCAGCTTTTGGTATCGATATCAACCCTTGGGCATTGTACTTTTCCCAACCGCAAGTGGCCAACCGTATTACCAACTTTGCCAGATTGCGTGCCACCTTGAAGATCAAGATTTTAGTCACTGGGAACGGTTTTTATTATGGCCGTTTAATGGCATCATACTCCCCTTTGCCGTTCACCGACGAACTCACATTATCCCGACCTGTTTTTGAAGCAGACATGGTGGAAGCGAGTCAACGCCCGCACATTTTCATCGACCCCTCGACTTCCGAAGGGGGGGAGATGGAATTACCTTTTTTCTGGCCTCGTGAAGCCTTGAGCATTCCTGGATCCGAGTGGGATCAATTGGGTTTCCTCCAGTTTTACGACATGGCCGTTCTTAAGCATGCTGGCGGATCGACAGCCCCGGTCACTGTTTCAGTTTTTGCATGGAGTGACAATGTTGAGTTGTCGATTCCGACAACAAAGAATACTTCGTCGTTGTTGCCACAATCAGGTACAATGAAAAAGAGTGGCGCTGATGATGAATACGGGAAGAGCATCATTTCCAAGCCAGCCTCGGTTCTATCGAACATCGCAGGTCGGTTGGTTAGTGCTCCTGTCATTGGTCCTTACGCCCGCGCTACTCAAATAGCGAGCGGGAGCATTGCGAGCTTGGCCACTCTTTTTGGCTACTCGAGACCTAATTCCATTTCAAACATTCCCAAGAATCAATTGTGTTACCACATGAACTATGCAAATACTGATGCTGAGTCACTGGCGTATAAATTGTCTTTGGATATTAAGCAAGAGGTTACTGTTGACACCCGTGTCATGGGCCTTGCTGGACATGATGAGATGAGCATTAAAAATATTGCCACACGAATGACTTTCCTCACTAATTTTGATTGGTTAGTCAACAAGCAAGCTGGCGACGTTTTGTTCAGAAGCTGCGTCCACCCAGGGATGTACAACATCATTGCCACTGAAGCGCTCACTGAGTACCATCTCACCGCTATGGCGAACATGCAGGAGCTTTTCACTTTTTGGCGTGGTACCATCAAATTTCGCTTTCAAATCGTTGCCTCCGCGTTTCATCGAGGTAGATTGCGTATAACTTGGGATCCGCTCTATGCGGGCGCCTCATCTCCGTACAATATTGCCTACAACTATGTTGTTGACATAGCTGAAGAACGGGACTTTGTCATAGAAGTCGGGTGGGGTTCAACCGCCGGTATGTTGCGTACTTACCCCATTTCAGAGCAGCCCAGACCATACAGTTTCGGAACTTTCTCCGAACCCACTGATTCGCCGCCACCAGGGTGGAATAGTGCGTGGTCGAATGGTGCCTTGAGGGTTGATGTTTTAAATCCTCTAACATTGCCCTCTGATGTTGTGGCAGACATTTCTATTAATGTTTTTGTTTGCGCTGGAGATGACATCGAATTTGCAGCACCAACTTCGTCAGAATTGCGTGCTTTTACACCATTGCGTCCTCAAAGCGGCACAGAGGCCATTTCGCCTGACCACAATGTTCAACCAGAGGACAACACTCCGCTTAAGTCGGACACAGTAGCTGTTTTTGCTACTCCTCCTGGAGACATGGAGAGAGCCCTACAGACTTACAGTGGAGAGGTTATTGTATCTTTGCGAACTTTGTTAAAGCGCATAAGCATGCAGAGTTTTTACCAAGCCAAGGCTTTCAACACTGTTGGAATGCATCGTACGTCGATGACCTTACCGACATATCCGGCATTACCCGGTTATGATCCTTACGCCACGACGACGTCCGCCGCTGGAGATCTTTACACTTACACAAATTTGATCCCTCTCCAATGGGTGATGCTATCATTCATGGGATATCGTGGATCAATTCGTGTCGCTGCATTGCGCTCTGGTTCCAACAATGGCGCCCATTTTTTAGGGCGCGTTGACCCTGACAGTGGAGGTTTCAGGAACACTGGTAATACTCTCGCCACCACTCCCGCCAATTTGGCTCTCAATTACACTATTTCTACATCAAAACAGTGTGCTGGGACCGCAGGCAACAATCCTGCCACAGGTATCGTACTAGAAGCTGAAATACCTTGGCAATACAATTTTCGCTTTCTTCCATGCAAGCGGAAAGATCAGCTCAACCCCACCCCCGGTCCATTCCAATACCACACCTACGACTTCTACGGATTAAATTCCGCAGCTGCTAGTGGCGTCAGTTTTGGTTATTCAACCGGGGAGGATTTCCAACTTGGCTTCTATGTTGGACTTCCAGTTATGTTTTTGCGAGTCGACCCGACTCCTTAAATAGAAGCCAACCATTTTTCATAATACATTTTACATGTTTGTTTATGTCATCTTATATATTTTACATGTTAGTTATACCCTCACAGCGACCGTGAGGCGAAGTGTCTTACACTTGTATCTTTGGGCATCTTGTCCACTTTATGTTTTGCAGCTAGTAGTAGTTTTTAATCTGATAGAGTGGATCTACAGATGTTTTTTAGCTATTGGTTGCACCTTTAAAG